GTAAGTAGCCTAGAGAGATACGCCTCTAGACAAGTCGGCGGGTGCGCTGATAGGATACTAACTAGACTACTTACTAGTAGCCTAACCCCTAGAGAGAGGATATATAGTAATGCCGTATAACCCTTATGGGGTTAGCGGTAGTATTATCACCCCGCCTAGAGATGTGAGAGTGTCTAAGGCATGGCAAGGTAGCCGTAGCCGTAGGTTCTCTAATCTAGTGGTGCGTGATAAGTCGGGTAATATAATCGTGGCTATCGAGGATAGCCCTGCGGTTAAATTGGCTAAGCGTAGCCGTAAGGTTGCTAAGCCTACCGATACTACCCCTAAGCCACCAACTGAAGCAGAATTGCGTACTATTGCGTTAGATGAACGCCGTAGGCAATTCGAAGCAGAACAAGCGCAGAATTATCGCAAGTTAGTCGGCAATTACAATTAGTAGCCGATAGTCCTAGCCCGTAGGTCGGGTGTCTATGGGGTTCGATACCCCACTAGGACACGCCATAAGTCGAGGGTACTTGACTTGTAGCCGTAGGTATGATATACTTACGCCATAACGAAAGGATAAGATATGTTGCTAGAGATACTAGTGGCGGTTCAGACCTTAGCGATTATCGCTCTAGTTGCTAGAGTGAATAGATTACAAGGTCGCCTAGAGTATAGAGGTCGCTAATGGACGACAATATCGTAATCGAGATTAGCAAGGACGACTTAGAACTCATAAGAAAATCCTTGAGAACTCAAGAGGGTTGGTACACTAAGTCAGACTTTAAGAGTATGGCTATGGCTACTAACTTGCTTCGTAATAAAATAAATGATATAATGATAGAACTAGAACTACCTATAAAGTAGGGGGTGATGATATGCCGATAGATGATGATGAGGACACCGAGTATGGTTGCGCCACATGTGATTATCGTTCGACTAGCGAGGACGACTTCGTAATGGTAGGTGATGACCTACTATGCGAGAGTTGCCGAGCATGGTGTAATTATTGTGAGGAGTATTGCCACAATGATAACACCCACTATGTAGAGGGTGTTGGTGATTATTGCGAAAGTTGTTGGGAAAACCACACCAACTATTGCGAGAGATGTAGTTGTACCTATTCTGAGAACGATAGCATGTATAATATCGAGGATAGGGGTGAGTATTGGTGCGAGGGTTGCTATGAAAGTGATGGCAATTATTGTGATGACTGCGACCAGTATTATGCTAGAGAGTGTGAAGGTTGTGGTGGTGGCGGTAGGACTAACCTTATCCACGACTACTCTTACAAGCCAGACCCTAAGTTTATAGGTCAAGATAAGAATAACCTATACTTTGGAATAGAATTGGAAATGGAGATTAGGTCGGGCGACCTAGCGAGTAGTGCTAGATATGTAGCAGAGAATATAGGCGAGTGGTTCTATATGAAGCAGGATAGCAGTATCGGTCAAGGTGGTTATCGTGGCTTCGAGTTAGTATCTCACCCTATATCCTTTACTAAGTGGTCGGATATGCCCGACTTCGATAGAACCTTAGACTATCTAAGAGAACATCAAGAAGCAAGGGCATGGGACGCTAAGAGTTGCGGACTACATATACATGTAAGTCGAGAGGGGTTCAAGGGTGGCGCACATGTACATAGGTGGTTAGCACTAGTGTACAAGAACGCACCCGATATGATGAGATTTGCTGGTCGTAAGTCAGACTACGCAAAGTTCAATGATGTGTACAAGTATGATGAGTACGATAGACCATACTTCACATTAGCCGACAAGGTGGCTGACCCTAGAGGGGTGAACACCGAGAGGCACTCCGCTATAAATACGCGGAACGAGCATACGCTAGAACTTAGGTTCTTTAGGGGAACTACTAAGCCTAGTGGCGTTCGTAGTGCTATACAATTAGCACACGCTAGTATAGAATATACTCGCAACCTAAACCTATCAGATGTAAAGATAGGTATGCTAGGGTGGGAGTGGTTCTATGATTATGTAGAAGCCAACAATGGCTACTATCCCGACTTATATGAGCGTATGTCCAAAGTACGCTCATTAAGTATCAACAGTAAGGAGTTGGTCAATGCGTAAGAGAGGAGATGTATGTGTCTATTAGTAGTGTGTAATCCTAATTCTACACCTAGTAAAGATGACCTAAGCATGGGTGCGTGTAAGAACCCACATGGCTTTGGCTTTGCGATAGATACTGGTGCTGGTATTATATCAGAACGCAGTATGTCCGCTAAAAAATCTATCGCTAGGTTCTTAGAACTTAGAGAACAATACCCTAGTGGCTATGCTATGTGGCACGCTAGGTATGCTACTCATGGAGTAAAGAACGAACTTAATTGCCACCCCTTCAAGGTAGTGGGTGAGCATGATACTTATCTAGCGCACAATGGTGTGTTAGATATTCATATACCTAAAGGTGATAAGCGTAGCGACACTAGGATTATGGCAGAGGAGTTATTGCCACGACTAGGCGGTGTGTCTGCGTTAGATGATGACTATGTATATGATATGATTAGTTCATGGGCTAGTGGTAGCAAGGTTGCTATCATGACCAATGACCCTAGCGCACAGTACAAGATTTATATTATCAACGAAAGTCTAGGTAGTTGGGACGACAATGGTATATGGTGGAGTAATAACTCTCACAAGCCTATCGTATCCACGCCACGCACTACCACCTATAATCATACCTATGGTGAGCCTAGTGTGTACGATATTGTAGCACTAGACGACCACTTCAACCCTACTCTATATGAGGAGAACAAGTTCGAGTGTCCTAGTTGCGAGTCATTAGTAGACTTATGGGAGAACGAATACTATTGCCAAATGTGTGAGGCTTGCTTCGAGTGTGAGGCAAACTTCTTAGACTGCCTATGCTATAACCCTAAGAATAAGAATATGATATTAGATGAGTACGGATACTTAAGCAACAAGTGGTATAGTAAAGAGCCACTTGACTTCTAGAATTGGTAGTGATATAATCACTATCGATACCGACAGACACCACTTGGTAAATTGCCAAGAGGATAACTAATGAAAGGTAAAGTATGACAACCACGACAGCAGAACAAATAGAGAACTACTTGGCTAGCATATCGCTAACATTAGCAGACCTATCAGATGAGTTGGCAACAATTCAGTTTGACTTAGAGGACGCTAATGGATATGAACCAAGAGGTACAATTCTAAAAGCAATACCAACACAGAGTAGGTTCAAGCCTAAGTCTATGTGGGTATCGTTAGGTAATGGTAAGTATCAACACCTAACTGGTGAGAAAGGCTTAATCGCTAAGCACTCACGCCTTGACGGATATACTTCAGTAGTATTCCGCCCATAATATAATAGTTAGAGAGGACAATATGATAGACAATGACTATGCTTGGACTTGCTTCATACGCAAGGCTGATGTTCGGCACTTGTCTGATGAGGAGTTAAAGCAGATGACATCAGAACTTACAATGGCAGTTCAAGCCATATGCTTTACTCACGGGATACATAACTAATGGCAGGTGCGTTTGGTACTGGTCTAAAGAATAGCGTATTCGGTTATCTATTCAATGACCTAGACCTTGATGTAAGTAATGGCTTATGTGTTGGTCATGATGACCCTGACTTATGGTTCGGTGGTGAAGCCGAGAAGGAGTTTGGTGAGAAGTGGACAAACACTAGAGCACAGAGGCAGAGAGCACAAGCAGAAGTAGACAAGGCTGTTGCTGCCTTATCTGTATGTAGTAATTGTCCTGCTAAAGTTAATTGTCTAGAACTAGGTATGCGTGGAACGCAGATATACTATGGTATATATGGTGGCACTATGCCTGGCGAGAGATTACTTAAACTTGGTAGGAGTATGAAGAAAGCAGAGTACGCTAACAAGGTTAACTTCGCAAAGAAAGTTAGAAAGACTATGAAAGAAAGGGGAATAAGTGGATAGTAATATAATCTGGCAAGGGATAATTACTAGTGATATGGTAGCAGGTTGGTCTACTGATAAGGTAAGTACACTTATAAGAGAACTTGACGACTTGGTATTTATTACATACGAGGAATTATCTAGCGACAGAAATGACATCGAAGGGCTATTCGACAATGAGTACGAGTAGACGAAAGAAAAAAAGATTTGACATGAGAAAAGTATTTATATTGTCACTTAGTGTGGGGATACTACTTGTACTTGGTGTCAGATTTGCTGCCCATACTGGGGAAAATAGTTCTACCCCTAAAGAAATTGCTAAGGGTTGGACTATAATGGATAGTAAATCATATGCTCAAGATAAGTTGTACGAGTGGCAGTATAAACAATGGTCATGCCTTAATAAACTGTGGACTAAAGAAAGCAATTGGAGACCCAACGCATACAATGAAATTAAAGTAATGGGCAAAAATGCTGGAGGTATTCCACAGTTATTAGGGCTTGACCCCAAGACACCTGCGCCTAAACAAATTGATAGAGGTTTGGATTATATTTACAACAGATACCACACCCCTTGCGAAGCGTGGAAGTTCTTTACCAAGAAAGGTTACTACTAATTAAGCCTAAACATATTACAGAACTTAAGCCCGATTACAAATCCGCTATGGACATTAGGGGTAGAGCCACTACCATATGTCCATGCGGTTGTAATGTATGGAACTTAAAGACTGTGTTCGATGAGGAGACTGGCGAGATAGACATGTACTTTCTAGATATGGAGTGTGCTTTATGTGGCACTCTTGCAACAGCACCAACACCAGAGGACGAGGAGATGTAATGCCTACATATTCATATAGATGTAATGATGACAAAGCACTGTTAGAATTAAGTCGTAGCGTTGATGACAGAGATGACTTAGTTGAGTGTCCACAATGCAATAGAGAAATGGTAAGAGAGTATCAAGCAAACCCTGTTATCTTTAAGGGTACTGGGTTCTATTCAACAGGAGGTTAGCATGGAAAATGTAATTGAAGTACTGAAAGAAGCAAACAAATTATTTGCTGACATGTTTGGTATAGAGGAGGACGATGATGAGTGAGCCTATGTATTTAATGGGTGATGATGTTGCACTAGGTATCAACCAAACCTGCGATGACTGTGATGAGGTTGACTGTGTATGCTTTGAACCTGATAGAATGTGGGGAGATGATGACTGATATTACAGAACAAGATGAACAAGATGAGATGTTAGCAAAGTTCTGGGCTGACTACGGCGAGAGCATGTGGGTAGACCCAGCAGAGCAGGAAGAGTTATGGGATGAGAAGAATGTTCTTTAAAGGACTATTCTTCATCGCTCCCGTTCTCATTCCCACTCTCGTGGTGAGTGCTATTGTCTGTCTCTTCTACAGTATCTTCTTCTTCATGCTCTTTATCTGAGAAGTCGGTATCTCTGTATGGCTTGAAGCCACCCATTTTATTTATTAATCTTTTAATCGCACGTTTATGTCTCATGCGTGCTGTGTCCTCGCTAAATAACTCAAGGAGATTTGCTATCTCTTTGAAGTCAAGGGACTCTGCGTGTCGGAAGAAGAGTATCTTCTTGTCATCTTTACTCAACTTCCAATACGCAGCGTCCACCTCTAACATAATTATTGTAAGGTTACCACCTTCACTTGGTGCAGATGGACGACCTGGACGACCTAAGTTTAACTTGTGAGTTACACCATAATCACCACGCAATACTGCTGGAAGAATTGCTTCTACCATTTCAGGTTCATAGTAATATAAATCACCTGTGTCATAGCCAACAGACTTGGCTTTCCATTTCTGACAATAGTCTAACGCTTGATTACGAAGGCTACGATAGATAAGATTCTTAGCGTCCTTCTCACCTATTGCTTCCCACTCTTTTAATTTATTAGGATGTTCAGGGAACCATTGATAAAGTGATTGCTTTATATCTTCCAATTCAACCATAGGAAATTTCTTATAGTACTCAGATGATACTGCAACTACAATGTAGTCCCACTTCTCAATGTCTTTCCAGTCCACTACTTCCATACCTTCCCATCAAATACGAATGAGCCATCCATATTAACTGGAACAAGATGTGGTATAACTTTATTTCCATCTACATATAGCACACCAAAGCCTTTGTGCCAAGTAAATAATCCACCTTTAATATATCTAGCGAACTTGAAGTCCATTAAACAACCAACTTCTAAACCCCATAAAGTCTTAGGGTGTCCACCAAAGTATGACTGTGTGTAATGTGTTAAGCCCATGCGGTGAGTATGCCCACAGACTACACTCATGCCCGCCCTTTTCGCTAGTCCCAATGCAGTAGCACCAGCAGTAGGCTGAACATTACCTTCATCACCATGTAGTAGTAACCAATTAGGTGCTAGTTCATATGGCTTTTCATGATAAGTAATACCTAAGTTATCAAGTTTTAAGAAGTTCTTTAACTCTAGTTCAGGTAATCCAGCAAGACCTGGTGCTCTTGTTTTAATAGTATTAAATAATCTATCTGTATGATTACTACGAATCATATGCTTGACCTTTAATGATTCAAGAACCCGATAAGTTTCATCTCTATCTCTAGCAATAGACTTCTCATGTTCAAGGTCAGTACCCCTGCTCCACTTTGAGATAGTCTGCATATCCATTTCATCCCCGACTGACACAACTTCATCAGGTTTATAAGACTTAATGAAGCGAGACAGTACAGATACTGCCTTCCTATCATGGTACGGTACCTGCAAATCAGACACGCAGACTATAACCTTCATTTGTTCCACTTTCCTCTCAGTACTAGCAACCCTATGATTGCATAGTTTGCCATATCCTTGAAGGAATCTTCAATGGATTCATGTTGGGGCTGAAAGCCTCCAGTATCTTCCATATATTCATATAGATTATTGATACGTGCTAACTTGTCGTGCATACGAACTCTTAATCCATTGATAGCGCCACCTGGTGCTTCAGATATATTCTTTGGTCCATAATCTTTATGCTTAGATAAAAGTAAATCTAATAGTTCCTGGAACGTATGTGCTACTGATACCTCAAATGAATCAGCACTTGGCGGTTGTCTAAGTTCCCACTCTTTACTCACTACTGTTCCCCTCTTTTGGTATTGAACTTATTACTTTATTAACTGACTGCTGTAGTCTTTCATAGTACCATGTATCCCATTGTTCTTGTCTTTCTAGTTCTTCTATCCTTGTCATTACTTTCCCCCTTCAAGTAGTTGTTTAATCTCATCATCTATTTCCATCATTTGTGATTCGACTATCATCTCTTCTACTATATCTTTGATTGCCTCTGGCTGTGTCTCAGCCGTAAACAATGTCATATATGTAGACTGGGTTATTGACTTTATCTGTTCAGGTTTATCTGCATATTTATACAGACACCTAAGTAAAGAACCTATCATTAACCTGGCACCATTAGGTAGAACTAATGCTGGGTCAAACTCTTCGTCATCCTCTAATAGATGGTCAGTTGCTTCGAACACATTTTCGAATCGCTCACCACATTCAGGACAAGGTGGAATATCTTTACTCATTCAGTCCAGCCTTCTCTCTTATATAGTCTGCGCCATACTTAACGTATGCACTATTGACATCCTCTCCATCTGGTAGTTGTACAATAGTAACTGGTAGTTCTCTTGCTAAACTATTAGCAAATTCTTTTCCTGGTTGGTCACCATCTGCAAATACAAATACTCTTTCAAAGTCAGCAAGTAATCTAGTGTAATGTTTCTTCCAACTATTAGCACCAGGTACACCGACACAAGGAATACCAACACAACTAGATAAAGTAATTGTGTCTAACTCTCCTTCACATACACCTATGAAATCTCCTGCTCGTTCTATATCTAACACATTAAACATCTTTGTTTCCGCACCAGTCATGCCCATATACTTTGGTTCAACTGCTGGGTTAAGAGAACGAAACCGCAGGTCAACTACACCAGTCTTAGTAATGTATGGTATAGATAACCTACCCTGAAAAGAATCATGTCCAATCTCAGGCTCCCCGACTACGCCTAATCGAGCCAGACGTGCTGCTTCCATTGAGATACCTCTGCTTCTTAGGTAATCCTCTGCCTGATAAATGTTTGCCGCGTATCTCTGAGTTGCCTGGTCCAACAATTCTCTCTGCGATTGACTTTGCTTCACGTATATCTACCCTTTCCTGCTGTGCGATAATTTGTAAACTGTTACCTTGGACTCCACAGGCGAAGCATATGTATATGTTATTGTCGAGATTAACACTTCCTGATTGGTGTGTGTCGGAGTGGAATGGACACTTGAGATTAACTTGCCCGTGTCCTTGTCGTACTTGCGCTCCATAGTGTATAAGTACTTCTCTGATATTTGGTAAGTCATTTGCCTGCCCTCTTAGTCCACTGTTCAAAGTCTTCCACCACCCAAGCCTTATCTATACCTGCTTGCCTACGTTTAACGATGACAAACTTATATGGTACTTCTTTTAATCCTCTAGCCTTAGCATAGTTCTCTGCTTCCACCTGCGCTTCTCTCCAGAACTGTGGTAAGTCTAACTTCTTTGTTGCTTTTAATTCTAATATGTTTGCTGCTCCATCTAAGAAAGCAACTACATCACCTTCATCTTTTGCACCAGCCTTAGTTAATCTCTCGGCTAATATATCTTTAGACCTGAGCCATCTAACTACACCAGTTTCAAATGCTGAACCTTTACGTTTACCATAACTACTCATGAGTGAAACCACTTATAGGTATACGCCAGCCATTTATATATGAATCATAATACTCAGGCTTAGTAAACTCTTCAGGATATGCAGCACCAAATATCTCTACCTCAGAAAAATATTCTAGGTCTAAACATTTAGTACCAATGATAACCTTACCTTCATCTTTACGCCAGAACGGTATACTATCTTGAGTTCTGATAGACCTTACCTCTACATTGTTGCCAACATCTGGTAATGAATGACGCTTCTTATGTAGTACATTAGGATACCAAGGATTATTCCAAGCAAGATTATAGTGCTTAGCAACAGCCCACTCACATATATTAGCACGTATGTTAGCATTAATCTCAGGCTCTAACTTGCCATCTGCTTTACCTTGTGCGTAGTTAGGTTGGTCGGTAGAACCAAACTTGGCCAACCATCTTTCTACTGCAAGCATAGTGCAGACTCTCACTTCATCTTTACTTAGGGTTATTATCACGCCATTTTACCTTAGGAAACTTAGTTAAATTAATAAAGAAAAAAATGAAATCAAACCTAATAACTCTAGCGATAACTGATGGAACATCAGCATCATCAAACTCCAGTAATCCATAGTACTCCATCCCTATACCCCAGCAATCCAGGGTATTTTTGCTTATAGTTACAGTATAATTTCTAATATCTTTTTGCATTAGTGGTTCTCAGGGATATCATCGACGAACATATACTCAGGATTAAATGCAATCCAAGTCATTAATGTTCCGCCTGCATCCGCTCTTCCGTATCTGTTCTTAACAGGTGCAACTCCCATCGACGTTCCAACAACACCAAGCGTGCATATAAGTGCTGGAAGTTGAGCAACCTTACCCTGGATAGCAGAGCGTGGCTGACATGGTGTCCCAAGAACAGCCTCGCTAGTGTGATGAAGAACAACAACAGCCGAGTTCGTAGCACGTGCAAGATATTTCAACTCCTTCATAATTGCTCTCATAGAAGCAAACTCTTCGCCACCATCTGTGGCTACATCCATTAAGTTATCAACTATGATTAGTGTAGGAGAACAACCCCACAGTTCTTCAAAAGATTGAACCTCTTCGTCGATGTCTTGTAATGTTGGTGCTGATTCAAATGACCAGACTATGTGGCTACTCTTTGATAGGGTAGCCCTAGTCCAACCAACATCAGACTGCAACATTCCTTCTACATCTGTTTGATTCTTTCCAGAAATCATAGAGGCTAATCGCATAGCCATTGTATGTGCGTTAGTATCAGCAGAGATGTAAAGTGTTGGCACCTTCATCTTTAATGCTAGTGCTAATGCGAGTGTGGATTTTCCAACTCCTGGTGCTGCAGCGAACATAGAAACTTCGGAGCGACGGATGATAATCTTGTTCGACTCGAATGCCTTAAAGCAAGATGGTAATGGTTCCCCACCAATACTGGCACGACCAACTGAGCGGATAAGTGTACGCATCCAGGTTCCTTTCTAGTTCCGTAAAAAGATTTATGCCAGTCTTTTAATTTACTGGTTTGCATTGGTCAGGTGTTCCTTGAGGTGAAGGACATGACCAGAAGGCATAGGGTTTTCCACTTGCCTTACTTATTCCCTCTCTCCATATACGGCCTCCGTGCTTGCACACTGGCGCTGCTGTACCTGATGCTGGAGACACTGGGGTTGGTGCGGAGTAGTTCGAGGGCTTTGTGTTTGTAGTGGAACTCGATGTCGATAAAGGGCTGAGGTTATAAGCACCTACAACCTTCTGTTGTGTTGCAGCAATTTGTGGAGAGTAATCTCCAATACCTTCTAACAATACTGATAGTTCATCAGCAGTATTAGCACGTACGTTTATCATATCACCTGATGGTGTCTTGTAGGAAACTTGTAGTTTCCAGTCTTCATTTGCCATTGTTATCTCATTTCTTCGATGTGAATTGACAGTACTCTGTTAACCCACAACGATTGCAGTTGTTTGTATTAGGAATAAATATACCAGCCTTACGTGCTTTATCAAAGTAGGAAACCAAGTACTCAAGTTTCTCTTCAGTATAATCACTAAGGTCTACCATAGCAGATGTACCCTCTTGTCTTGCCATCCAGTATGCACCATACTTGACATCTACACCCAAGACTTGCTTAAGTCCTAACTTGTAGAATCCAAGTTGTAAGGTACTAGTTGGGGTTTGTTGTGAAGTCTTGAGGTCAACCACGACTAACTCACCATTGACTTCAAACACTCTATCGAGAACCATCTTCACTGGTACGTCAGCAAAGACTGGAGTTAACCCCAACTCTACGGCGGGTGCGCCTTCAGGAGTATGCCAAATCTTCCAATCAGTATTGGCTTTTCGCCAATCAATATATGCTTGAACCCATTCAGGTCCTGTGTGTTGCCAAAAATCTACATTCTCCCTATTAGGAAATGCTTTAGATGTTCTACCACCAACGCGAGCAAAAGTTAAGTCAACACCTTCTGACTCTTTAGTCCAAGCCTTATCCCATAAACTTTGAGCGGTGCTCACGTATTGCCTCCTTTAATAATACTTTGGCACGAAGTAAGCCAACTAGTTCAGTCTCATCCATAGTCTTATCTATAGCAGAATCAACAGAACCAATAGCAACATGCCAAGTTTCTTCAAGGCCATTGATGTAACGGTCACGCATGATTTGATTATAGGTTTCCCAAGTTATGGTAGTGGCTTGGTCTTTCTCGTTAACAATATTAATCATAGGTTCTCCAAGTCCCACATTTCAGTAGCAGTATGAAATGATGAGCCACCTACTGACCAAACAGATGGTTGCTCAGGTAGGTTAAGTAGTCGACCTAGGTAGTACTGATAACCACAGTCGATATAGGTAGTAAATGCTGAGTAAGATATATGCTCAGGCAGTGTGTATTCACCAAGTTGTATAGTCATAGGAGTATCTTATACTTATCCACAAGTTAATGGGGGTAGGAACTATTAGTCAGTCGTACCTCCATTAAGAATTCCTATGTGTATAATTGTATATATAATATAATATATATAAGACCCCTTCGGGGTCTATAATATATAATATATAGAGATAGAAAAACATGATATAGAACGACAAAAGACCCCCCTTCCCAGTATCTCTACTAGGTTGGGGGGTTTTAATGTCTATAAAGGGCGTTTAAAGCCCAATTAGGGCTATTTACTCAGCGCCTAAGCCGTACTCTTTTTCAGTCTTATCTGCCCATTTAGCCAATGGAGCAGCAATCGAACCGATTAAAATTGCATACTCAGGGGTTAGGTCTGCAGCCAGGGCTAGTCCCATAGTGACTGCTGATGCTAGTACTGCACGAAGGTAAGACTTGACTGCAGCCTTAGTCTTCTTGCTCTTTAACTTAGCAACTAAATCTTTCATTTGTTCTCCTTCTTTGGTAGTGGCTTTATCGAAGCCTTTACCTTGTTGAGTGTTGGTGCTTTTCCCATCCAAGGAAACCAGGGTGATGTATCATTACCGCAGTTATCTTTAATGGAAATATGTAGATGTTTATTATGTGGGTTACTGCCAGTATACCTGGCTTCGCCATTTTTAACTGACCAGATTTTACCCTGGAATATTAAATACTTGACT